GGATAATCAGGGGTGTGTAAATGGAAACTGATAATCCGATACAATTAGTCCAGCGCCATGAATTGGAAGCCTATAAATCGTATCTGCGGAGTAAGGGATTGAATGAAAAGCAGATACAGGAAAGAATAAAAAATTATAGGGTTATGGAGATAGTTCCTGTTGAAAAATAAAAAGTTAATTGCCCATTTTGAGAAAAAAAGGTAAAATCAGGCAATTAGTTCTGTAGATATTGGAAAAATAGAGGGGTTAAAATGCAAAGGCCTTGTGAGCGCTTAATTGAAATCAACGCTCAAAGAGAGTGGGCAGAAGCCAAAATAAATGCGCAGGGAAATCTCATGGTAAATGCCTGTAATGAGATGATAGCCCGTGGCGTTCCTGCTCACCTTGTCCGCAGAGATTTCTCAGAGTATATGGCGAAGGTTGTCAGGCATTATATGCCGATAGTCCAGACCTCTATCCCTCGTATTCAGCTCGTCTTTTCCTTAGAAGCATAGAAAAGCCCCTTGTTCCCATGCGTTTCCTCTTGTATACTGTATCTTAATCGTAGCCAATACCCTTTCCCTGCCTTGCCTTGTCCGCATTCGCTCATGTAACCTATAAAACAATTTCGGGACAGTTCAAAAAAATTTCGGGTCCTTCCAGCGTAAACTAGAACGAGGGTGCCCTTGACCCCGAAAAAGCGTTACACACGGCAAAAAATTATACGGTTTAATTTAAGATAAATTTCGGGAGGGATTTTGGCTAAAACGAGAGAAACAACGAAAAAAACAGTCTCAAAAAAGCCCATAACGGCAGAAAAGAAATCTGCTGAGAACAAAATTGAACCAAATGAAGCCGCAAAGAAACGTGAAACGATGACCACAGATGAAGTGGCGAAATTTTTGGGCGTAACGACTGCGCGAGTGAGCCAATTGAAACGAGACGGAGTTATCGCGCCCCTTCCTTCCGGCAGCCGAAAGGAAGGGGATTTTTATAAACCTTTGGAAACCTTTATTAAAGCAGCAAGGCATTACCGGGAATTATCGGACAGCCGCAATTCCAGAGAAACCGAAGAAATGAAAAAGGCAAAAGAACGCCGGCTCATGGCGAAAGCGAGAAAAGAGGAATTAGAACTTTCGGGAATTGAGGGCGATATGCACAAGGCTGAGGATATTGAACGTGTAATGGGCGCGGTTCTTACCCGGCTGAGAATTAACCTGTTGGCAATTCCGAAGGGCGTCGCTCCGCAGATAAGGGAAATGAAAGATACAAATGTAATTGCCGAAAAGATATACGAGCGAATATCCCGGGCGTTACAGGAAACCGTCAATTTAGATTTGGAGGCGTTACTTGCAAAAGAGGAATAAGATAGCGCCGAACACGAAAATATTATGTATCCGGCTGGTTGCCATATTAACGCCGCCGCCGAAAAAAACCGTTCTTGATTGGGCGGTAGAAGATAGGATTGTGTCAGGTGAGGAATCATCGGCGCCGGGGCCGTGGTATTCTGAGGGCGTTCCTTATCTTGATGAAATAATGCTGTCGATAACCGACATGAAAATTGAAAAGGTAGTCGTAAAAATAGCGTCGCAGATGGGGAAAACAAATGCAGGTATTTTGAACGTGTTGGGATATTATGTAACATACGACCCTTGCCCGATAATGATTGTCCAGCCGACTATTCAAATGGCACAATCTTTTTCTTTGAAGCGTATCGCGCCGATGATAAGGGATACGCCGTGCCTACGGAAAAAGTTTGTAGACAGGACAAGAAGTTCAGAAAATAAAATACTGGAAAAATCTCTCGTTGGCGGTAGAGGTTATTGCGTAATATCCGGCGCAAACAGCGCGGCTTCTTTGAAGTCCAGACCGATACGAATTTTATTATGCGATGAAATAGACGAAATGCCCGATGACCTTGAGGGACAGGGCGATCCGATTGAATTGGCGATTGTCAGAACAAACTCTTTTGATGACAGAAAAATAGTTTTGACTTCTACGCCAACGATAAAGGGACACAGCAAAATTGAAACGGCTTACGATGATTCTACCCGCGAACATTGGACGCACAAATGCCCGAAGTGTGGGGAGTGGTCGCAGTTCATTTGGACGCGGTTAGATTTTGCAACGGTAACAATGGGGTGTCCGTATTGCGGCGAATTCTCTACACGAAGGGAATGGGAAGAAAACGGAGGAAAATGGATAGCCGATAATCCGGGACATGATGTAAGGGGGTTCCATGTGAACGCGCTTGATTCAAAAATGACATGGGAAACTTTAATTTCAAAATGGCTTGAAGCCCAGCGGTTGGCAAAGAAAGGCGATTTCACAAAACTAAAAACTTTTATAAATACCGTACTCGCTGAAGAATGGGAAATCCGCGGCGAAGTATTAGAATCCCATGCGCTGGAAAGCCGCAGGGAAGTTTACGACGCTGAATTGCCGAACGGCGTTTGTGTTCTTACGATGGGCGTTGACGTTCAGGATAACCGGCTTGCGTATGAAGTTGTCGGATGGGGATTAGGTTTTGAAAGTTGGGGAATTGAGTATGGAGAGATATTCGGCGATCCGCGGCTCGGTGAAGTGTGGAACCGGCTTAGTGATTTATTATCCCGGTCGTGGTCTTATAAAAACGGAAAGCACGTCAGAATAAGCCGTGTCGCCATTGATACTGGCGGACACATGACGACTGAGACGTATAATTATTGCAAAGCGAAAATGTCTCGCGGCGTTTTCCCGATTAAAGGACAGGGCGGCGATAAATTGCCGTTGATAAGGCCTTCACAGAAAGCCCGGGAGAAAGGATTATTCATTGTCGGAGTTGACAGCATTAAATATGATTGGATGTCATGGCTCAAGGTTGAAGAGAAAGGAGATAAGTATTGCCATTTTCCAAAAGACGAGAAAAAAGGCGCGGACGGAAAAGACATTCCAATTCATGGATATGACACTACATATTTCCAAATGCTGACCGTTGAAAAAAGAATTGTGGTAAAAAACAAAAAAGGCTTTTCAGTTTACGAATGGCACAAGGACGCAGGGGCAAGGAATGAGAGTTTTGACTGCCGTGTGTACGCTAGGGCTGCCCTGCGGATTATGTCATCGAATGATGAATTGCTGTTGAAGAAAATACACTTGAAAGAACCGTGGTCTGAACAGCCGGAAGAAAAAAAGGCGGTGAATGTCGCCGCTGCGGAAATAAGCAGATCGAATAAAAAGAAAAGTAGAAACCAAAGAGCCAGGGCGCAAGGCATAAACCTGTAGGGAGGGGATATGGAATTGACCGATGGAGACCTTGAAATTATCAGGAACGTGGTCCGCGATGTGGATTATGGCAGCGTTACGATAAATTGTTCAGCCGCTTCAAATAAATTAGATTTGAGCGTTCAGAAGCGTCTCAGGTTTGAACCGGAAGAGACCGTTGTAACAATGGGCGTGGACGTTCAGAAGGGGAAAACGGTATGCGCGGTAAAAAAGCACGGCGCAGGGAAAGCCGATAAACCTATAAAATAAATGTTGACAGGTTTGCCCGATAACGCTATAGTCTGAATATAGTTTAATTTTCGGCTGACCGAAAACGCGGAAGCCCGTAGAGACTGAGAGAGGAATCTCCTCTTTTAGTCCCTGCGGGCTTTTTTTTATGCCCGGAGGGGAACGATGGCGAAAAGAAGAAACGCTGAGAGATTGGCTGAACGAAAAAGCGAACTCAAAAAAGTCAATGCGGCAATAGAAATGATTTTGGGCGGCGCTCAGTCATACACAATCGGTTCCCGAAGCCTTACCAGAGCAAACCTTTCGGAATTACGGAAATGGAAAAAGGAATTGGAAGATGAAATCGCGGCGCTGTCCGGGGGCAGCGGTCGTTTCCGCAGAGTGGTTACGGTCGGATAGGGAGTAAATGAAAAAGGTAACAATTCTTGATCAATACGGAAAACCTATTTCAAAAAAAGCCAACAGGGTTTTGGCTTCCGGCTATTCTTCCGCGGCGGCTTCATTAACAAAACCAGTTTTCAAAGGCTGGGAATGGCAGGGAGCCGATCCCGATTCTGACATTATCCAGCACTTGCCAATTATCAGACAACGCTCAAGGCAGTTGTCGATGGAAGCGCCGGTTGTCGCCGGACTTTATAAAACATTAACAACAAATGTTGTAGGCGACGGATTACGGCCGGAACCTGTTCCCGATGTTGAATTTTTGAAAATGACGCCCGATGCCGCGAAATTATGGAAGTCTCAAGTTTTGCGTTATTGGGAAACCTTTGCGGAATCTCCGAATTGCGATTGCGCGCGCAGGGATAATTTTTATGAGCTTACAAGGCTTGTATTCAGGGCGCAGAACGAAAGCGGCGATTGTTTTGTAACAATGCCGCGGTTCGACAGAAGAAACGCGCCTTTCAGTTTGAAGATACAAGTCATCGAAGCGGATTGCGTGGCAACGCCGGAAGGACAGCAGAGAGTTGAACATGAAATGTTAGGCAACGATGTTTTGGGCGGCGTTGAAATATCCGAATACGGTCATGTGGTCGGATACTGGTTCTATACCGGGCCGTATAAAAACGCGACATACAGGCGGAACTGGCGCGGCGCGGAACAGCCGCGATGGATTTTTATTCCGGCTTACGGAGCTGAAACCGGATTGCCGAATGTTCTTCACTTGACAGAAACCTTGCGCCCGGGACAGCGGCGCGGTATTCCTTTAATCGCTCCCATTATTGAACTTTGCCTTACTCTTGACCGTTATCTGAAAGCGGAAACGGTCGCGGCGCAGATACAGGCGTTATTCACTTTGGTTATCACTTCCGAAAACCCGGACGCTATGGCAGGGGAACTTGACAGCTTGGAAGATGATGAAGATGGCGATGAAAATTTGGTTACTCTTGGAAACGGAATTGTCCAGTATGCGCGCCCGGGGGAAAAAGTGGAAGCGGTTAATCCCTCAAGGCCTACGACTTCATTCGCTCCGTTTGTCGATAACGTAATTCAACTCATGGGTCCGACAGCCGGTATGCCTTACGAGATGTTAATTCAAAAGTTTCAATCTTCTTACAGCGCGAGCCGCGCCGCGATAAATATGGCAAGCACGCAATTCAAAATACTGCGTTCAAGCCTTATCAATGATTTCTGCCAGCCAATTTACGAAGCGTTCATGGACGAGGCGGTCGCAAGAGGTTGGGTGTTCGCTCCGGGATATTTTGA